TATGAGAACGCTTGATTATGTCTGAAAGATAATCAGATTGCTAAGCACAATTCTCCAAAAGTTGTTTGCCCTGGAACTTGCGATGCACGATCCGCTTGACCTTCTCTTTGTACATCTTGGCGCCTGGGTAAACTGAGTTGATCTCGTCAGCGATCTTCTGCAACGACTTCTTGTTTTTCTTATCGTTGTGCAGCTTCATAACATGCTGAAAGATAGGATACGTTTCTGGATCTGGGACCAGGCTGTATCGGCGCTTAGAGTTGCCGTGATACTCGACCTCTTTCTTGAAACCATAAGGAGCGCAACCACCGATCGAGTAACCTTTCGCTGCCCAGTGCAATTTGCCTGAAGCAAACCGGTCTGCGATGGTGCCGCGCTCGAACTCTGCAAACGACGAGAGCTGAGTCATCATTTGCTTGTTCTGATAAGCGGCCATGTCGAACCTGGTCTCCAGGCCGCGAGACTTCTGAAACCGAGGTGACACTACTGCGTTTTCTCCGAACTGCTCAGAAAAATAAATCGTTGCGTTTATCTCATCGAAAAACGGAAGTATGTTGAGCATGTCGGTGGTGCTACGGCTGAACCGATCAAGCCTGGTGCAAACAATCACATCATACTCCTCAAGAGCATTTAATAATTTTGACATCGCTGGACGATCTGGATTCGCCTCACCGTTGATCAATGTGGGTATTGTTCCCGATACACCGTCATCAGTGTAGAAGCCATCGACTTCGCAGTCGTAGACGCGGCGAACAAAATCAGTGATCTCTCGTTTCTGAGTGTGAAGGGAGATACCGTTCTTAGCTTGCTCGTCTGTCGAGACTCTAAGATAGCCGTAGATCTTGTGTACTCGCTGTATGGGTTCGATGCTCACTTGTTACCTCCAACATAACCTTGATGGTTCAGATCCTCGTGAATTTTTTTCCAATCGATATCAAGGGGAAATTTCTTGCCCTCATCGTCGCAGCTTTGTTGTGAAAGCACCCAATTATCTTTGAGGATCTTTACACTAATATAAGCGTGTTGGCTTCCCTCATAAACTTTTTCTAAGTCGTACTTGTCACAAGTCCTATTGACCTTGTTGTAAAAGTTTTTCTTTTGTCTGACTGTCTCAGCAATTTTGTCTGCCACTTGATGCACTCTTTCTGGAATCATTTTTTTACTCCTTACATGATGCGCGAATGTTACTGTATCCCGTGTCGTTGATCAACATTATATAACACTTTACATAACGACATTACTTTGTTAGTTTCCCAAGGCCAACTATGGAGAAAAGGAGGCCAATGAGTGATTTTTGATGATAGCGATGAAAGCGGACAGGTGAAACGATGGGCTTTGACTCTGATAGATAACAGAGATGGCTCAATCGCTTCCCACTACGGATTCTTTGAATCTGAACAACAGGTGCTGGCTTACTCCCATTTGCTACAGCACGGGGAAACCGCGCCGTTTACATCGAAGTGGACGAGTGTAATCGGAGTAGATGACCTGAGAGATTACACCCTGAAAGCCACGCCAATTTTTTACGTTTTTTCTTCAGGCGACTGGTGGGATCTTACCGGTATGGAAAACGTGATAGATAAACCATTGCATTGAATCGGCCAAGGGCGCCTTTACTCCGCGTCCTAAGAACACACGTTCCCGTCCGTGTGGGCCAAAAGGCGGGGTTAGGTCGAAGGATTTTGTTGAAGAACGAAAAAAGTTGAGGGCGATTTTTTTCAAATCTCCATTGCTCAAGACAGCTTTCTGAATTTAACAAAATTATTTGCTAGCACGTTCTCGTCCGTGTGACCGAAGGCGGGGTTTTTTAACGAGGAGAAGTGAAATGAAAGCAGAAGCTTTACATAAGGGGATGATCTTTGAAAAGGTCATAAGGAAGGTTCGCCACTCGGCGCTGCCAAAGGGAGCCAAGGTTTTTGAAGACCAGCTCTACCAAATATTAGATTGCGGTAGGAGAGAGATCGACGGGTACAGTGTCGATTCTATCTTCCTGGGTAATCTATCTGACAAGTCTGGAGTCATGACAGACTTTACTACCTTGATGAATCCAAACGAATGGCGATATCACAAGGGCGCTTTTCTCGAAGAAGAAAAGAAGTATATAGAAATCTACACTCGTAGAGTCCAGTTCTTGGATGACAGTCCAACTATCGAGCTTGATACGATTGAAACCATCTTGGAAAAAACCGAGGAGGAGGTAGGCGTATCCACTGAAAAAAAGTTAGAGGCAGAGCTTAAAAACGTAGAAGCACCACCTAAAACAAATGTGGTGGTGATTCCCGTAGAGCCCAAAGCATCAGAGCCCGAGGACGATGAGGATTCATCTCCCAAGGCAGTAGAGGCAACGCCGTTCCATGCTTATGGATGGATGACAATCGAGCATGTTGAACAACTTGTGGATACTTTCATGACTATGGAAATTATCAACACGCCAGTGCCAGCAGCTAAGTCCGCAAAGAATATTTTTATTCGCCAGGACTGGGATGGTTTTTACGATCGGCAGTACACGATCCGAGAGGTGCGTGAGCATGCCGTGCGTATGGATGATCCGAACAACCCACATAAGCTTGGCTACAGACAAGTGATCAAGCGGCTAATGCTGGGTCTAAATTGGTTTGGCAAAGGCGAACACGCGGAAATCAAAACCAGGTTTATCCAGAAGCACATCTTCGATAAGCGCAAGACAGAGGATCAATAAAGTGTCTCACAGTTTAAATGACCCTAAAGCAGCCGATTTCATGAAGCGCACATCACAATTCTCTACCCACGGTTCTCGGCGGGGGTATGTAGATGATGGCTCACACATCTTAGAAACGGATTTCAATCGTGAGGCGCTGGTGCTCAGAAAGAAGTTGCTAGAGAAAGAAATCTCTGATTTCAGGCGTAAACACAACATTAATAAACATATTAGTTTAATCACCTTGAAAGTTCCGACATCTGCACATCACGATATTCGCACATTAAAAAAACTGAAAAGAATAAGAGCTTATACGAATCAAGAGCTAGGGGATGTTCTTACAAAAGCTAAAGAAGTTGCTGAAATCAGTGAGAAGCTTCACAAAATGCCTAAGAGTCGAGTAATCCATAAAAATACCAGTGAACAAATTTGTGAAATCTTGAAAGAGCGCAGCCCAGAACTTTACGAGGCTTTAGAAATAGAAGCCCTGAAACAAATAGCTCGTGCAACTGCCAAAGCGGTTCGACGGGACGATTTGTAAATTTGAAGGATACGTCATGCAAAAATACTTTCAGACATTAGACAACGTGGGTAGATTGTTCCATGTGGAACAGTCTAAGACGGTTGATAAGAAGGGGCTGAAGGTCTTGCGGAGAGCACTGGATGGACAGTGGGACGCAGGACCAGAGGCAAATTACATAATCCGAGAATGGAAAAAGGAGCGGGGATATGAGTGATATATATGAGTTGGAAGAGTTTTTAGAAACCAGGAACGGATCCGGTTTCGTTATGACTCGCAAGTGTCCAGAAGACCAATACGAGTCACTAATCGATCGAAAAGTTAAGCAGCTCAAAAGAGCTGGTAAGTCTTTCAGGGTTTACGTGAATACAGAGTTCGGGGATCGCGAACTGGTGAATGCTTCTTAGATTCCTGCTTCTACGATAGGTCTGCCGGCTTCAGCTTCCGCTTGAGCCAGGGGATCGTCACCACCGATCAAAGAGATAATGCCTTCTTGCGCGGCCTCCTGTACGGGGGCCAGAGTTTCTAGTGTTGGTACAACTACTTTCTGTGTAAGGAATTGAGCTGGCCCTACATTCTCAGGATCCATCAGATAGGATCCAAGACCTTGAATACCTTCCTGTATAGATTTTTTCATGCCCAAGGCAACTTCGCTTTCGGGCTCATACTCGAAAACAGCTCTACCTCTCTCGGCTGCTTGCGCTATGGATTCTGGTGTAGCTTCAGGATTGAATCGTCTTTCGAGTGAGGCGCCTGACGCCTGTCCGAATGGCTCCAAAACGGCCATCAAAGCATCCTTGCCTAATTCTTGAATACCGACACCGAGCGCACCGATACCAGCCAACGGACCTAGTGCTCGGACGGAAGCTTTTCCTTCCTGGCCATCTCTTCCAGTACCCTTACCACCTTTTTTTGGTCGGATATAATACGGTCGTACCGACCCTGCAAAGCGTTTGAAACGCTCTTGTGCTGGCTTGAATTCAAAGGCTTCTTCGTAGAGCCTCTCAGCATCGCCAGGTCTTCTTCGTAGTTCTTCAAGTATCGCCTCGCTCTCTTCAAGCGTTTTGATATTGACATCGTAGTATCCTGGCTCAGCGGATTTGACTGACCCAAATTCTTTTGTAAGCTCATCCCCAATGTCCTTGTGCCTAGCTAGCGTTTTATTTACATGCGAAGTGTAGTCTTTTGTAGACATGTTTACAAACTCTTCCGCATTTTCATAAAATTGTGGAACATCTAGAAAGCGTATACCGATCGCTTTGTTGGGATCCCGAGCATCCACTGCCAAAGTGTAAGCTGGCACACCCTCTTTTTTTAAGAACTGTTCGATATCGTCAATCACAGGGTCATCGACTGATTTCGGATTATCAAAATAAACTTCTGTTCCCACCGTGAATTTTTCTTTGTTCGCGGCGCCCAGAGCTGGATCTATACGCCTTGCAAAAAACCATGAATGTTGTTGGTCCTCTACTGCTTGACGAGTCGCCCCCAACAAAAGCTCTGGACTGTAAGTGTCACGAGGCACCACCACCTCAATATCCATCGCGGTCTCAGGAAAGTAATTTTTACCTTCTGCATAAACCCCGCGAGACGGCATGGCTTTGAAGGTCACTACATCAGGATCCGTGCTAGCATCAGCAAGAATTTGTCGGCCGGTTTCAGTCATCTCTGAAGGGGTGGGAGTAAAATCTCTTTCTTGATACGGTCGATTCTGATCTCTACTAAGACCCAGAAATTGTGCCTCTGTAGGATCGAGATCGAGCATCTGCTCAAACGAACCGCCTTCTCCCGTTTTCGAGGTCCAACCTTTTTGAGTCCAGTTATCTTTTTCAATGAACCACTGCAAAGCCTGAACATCTCTCGGCTGTAGAGGGTTGTATTTTTCTGGGCTATCCTTGAACAGCTCTTTCAGATGAGCGTTCACATCATCAGTGACATCTCGCAAAACCTCTTGAGCAAAACCAAACTCTTGCCCAGAACGAAAATTATCCGCGTCAACAATACTACCGGTGACCCCTTGCTCTGCACTCGACGGGATCGCTTTGCGACCACTATGCTTTCTTAAATTACGAGCTGCCCAGACATCGATAGTCGCATCTGTGCTAGTGCCAGCCAAATTACCAGCAAAGTTTTTGGCTTTCGGTGCTTGACCTACTCTACGAGCCCGAAACTTGTCAGCCAGGGCAACCATCGCTCCGTAACTGTTGATACCAAAGTTTTTACCTTGCGGATTCTCTGGCGTTTGAGTTCCTGGTTGTTTAATCGTGTTTCTGTTGTCTTGGATCTCTTTACTTATCCGATCCGCTTCATCCATGAGAGATCTGTACTCCGCGTCCTCTCTAGCAGCGGCCATCGTCCTACCGGCCGCTCTTTGATTAGCGAGATACTCAGCCGCCTCATCTTCTAAATCATATCGACGCTGTAATTTATCAGCGAAGCCAGCCATCAGATCATCAAAGTCGCCCCGTGCAAATGAACCGAGAATCTGTTTGGAAAAATTAAAGTTGGTGGCAACAGGCGTATTAGGGCTCGTGGCTCCCAAGAGATCACTCATCATCTCAGAGAAGGTGCCATACTCATTTCGTAACCTGGCTTCCACATTCTTATACCAGCCGGCATTATCCATAACGATCGCGGCCGCTGCATCCGTAGGATCATTCGCCGCTCGATCGATATAACTAATAATCTCGTCCGAAACATTCTTACGGAGCTTATTGTATTTGGGAGAGCCAACCTTGATCTGCTTGCCGGTCAGCGGATCCTTATCGAAAGCATACATGGGAGACTTGAATACAAACTTGTAGCTCCCGTTCTTATTGACCTTGACCATCGAAAGCTCGGGCTGTACCCACTCTGACGGGGGATGACGCCTCTTCCAGTCTCGATAAGCGTTCAACGCAGCTTGAGGATCGATATCTTTATTCTTTGCAGCCGACTGAGCAATGATGCCTTTATCAGCCTCACTAATCGTGACTCGCTTAGCTGTTTTTCTTTCTCCGCGCCTGAACTGAGTTGTCGGCTTCAGCTCCAAGGGATCCGACATAGTTTGCTGCCTGAGAAAATTCAGCGCCTTGTCAACAATGACCGCCTCTGACTCCTCGGGAGTAGAAACCAATACCGCTGCCGTCACAGCTTTTATGGCGAGATCAGGATTACCGCCCTTATCAACTACCTTACGAGCAAAATCAGTTATGAGCTTTCGCGCTGATAGCGGAGTCGCTTTACGTTTCGATTCCAGGGAAGCGATACCTTCGGCTTCAGCCATTATGATTGCCTAATGTTCAATTTACTAAGGCTCATTGCATTAGAGACATGATGCCTTTTCGGCGCCCCATTTTCGGTCTATTTGGACGCATCGCTTTATCTGAGAGCAAACTTTTTTTAAGCTCCGCATATTCCTCTTCCAAACCTTCAGGGATAATCTGGACGCCTCCCATACGCATACGATCGACTATGCTCTTAGTCATTCGATCAAACTCTTCTGGAGTCACTCTGCCCATATCCGAAGATAAAATATCTTGCGCTATCCGCGAAGCAATACCCAAAGATCTGTCAGACACTCGATCTCTTCTTTTCTCACCACCCATGAGCGATCGAGAACCAACTGAAGCAGCGATATCGCTCAACATCCTCGCTTCACTCAACTCGGGAACAGGGCTCTGGTCTCGAGGAGAAATATAACTGCGTATTTTCCCGTATTCTGGATGATCGACTACTTCGTAATATTGGTTTCGTTCTGGGTCAAAGATAAAACCCATCTCTTCATAAACCGGATCTCTGAAAATATCGATCGTTGGATCCACTAGGCAACCTCATCAAACAAGTGGTCTTTGGTCTTGAGAATATCAAGCCATTCATCAAACGTCACTACACATGTTTTTGAGTTATCCACTTCAAATGAATCATTCACATAGTGCAGCGGGATCGTGACTCTCACCGGCTTATTGTTGAACTTCCAGACTAGGACCGGAGTCTCACATTTAACCGCTTCGCATACCTGGTCCCACCAAGCAGTCGCAAACCACCAGCCATCTTTGTAAGCCTTACACTCGACCGCATGGCCTGGGATCTCAATGTCGCATTGGTTCGATTGCTGATATTGATCGAGGTTCCTGGAGCACTGGATATTCGGATAGCCGTTGTCGTGGAAGAACTCATTGAGCCTCCGTACGATCTGGCGCTCAAACTGAGCTCCTTTTTGTCTTGAATCAGTCATGCCGGCGATTATGAGCAGATTCTGATAGAAATCAAATCCAGATATGGTTACCTTTGAGGT